TTTCCAGCATTCATGCGGATTTTCATTTGGTGCGAGGGAGGGGACTCGAACCCCCTATATATCGCGTCAAGTCGTGTTTTTCTTATCTTTGCAGACTTTTTGCAGACCTATCTCTTACTTTGGACATACGCATCCAGCTTTGCGATGTACTGTTTGTCCTCTTCATCGCGCAGCTGCTGGTATATCTTTCGGGTCGTCGAAATGTCTGCATGACCCATAAGTTTCTGGGCCACCATGTCCGGGATACCGGCGTAAAAAAGGTTTGTCGCGTAAAAATGCCGGAACTGGTGCGCCGTTACAAGCGCTTTCCACTTGTAGTACACCCTGTACTCGCCCGGTTTGCCTTTGATCCTGGCACGCTTCTCCTGTTTCTCACTCAGGCCGAGACCCCGACAGTAGATCGCCCAGCGCCACTCATACTGCGACTGAGACAGCGGCTTTGCTTCACCAGACATTACATAGTCCGTGTCTGCGTGACCGGCTTTCTGTTCCAGCAGCATCGGGCGAAAGGTCGTCAGGATGGGCACATCTCTGTATCCCTTCTCTGACTTTGGCGTTTCCTCATAGGCGTGGTTACGGTCCCAAGGCATTGTAGAACGCACATGGATCACATTCTGCTCAAAGTCCACGTCTTTCCATTGCAACCCGTTTGCCTCACCGAGACGAATCCCGGTGTACTCAAATAGCTGCGCCCAGAAACCACACCCCTCTGGATGCGCGTCAATGATATCCCGCTGCGCTTTTGTCGGCTCTAATCGCTTGCCCTTTTTCATCCCGGCGGGCGGTTTTGCCAGAAGAACCGGATTGCTGGTACCGTGATAATTTGCACACCAGAAGGTGAAGATACAGGATAGCACGCTTTTTGCATTGGTGATAGTATGCAAGGCTTTGCCGTCCATCTTCATGCGCTCCATGTATCCGCAGACTGCCTGCGTGTCGATGTCGGCCATCGGCGTGTCGCCAAAGCATTCCAGAAGCGGAGGGATATTCTTGACGTAGGCGTTTATTGTACCACGTTTTACCGGATTTGTCGAGCCTGTAATGTAATCTTTGTACGCTATTGCCATTTCACGGAAGGTGGCACCGCCGTTACTTTTGCTTTCTTCCAGCGTTGCCTGCCGATATGCCTCCTCATACTTTGCGGTCGCTTCGGCAATCGTAGCGCCCAGGAAGTGCTTATACCTTCCGTCCGGCATTTTGCGCTTGATCTCGTACCGGCCGTCAGCGCGTTTCGTTCTTTTTCTTGGCATCCTCTATCGCCTCCTTGTTTATGGAGTAGACATCTTCCGTATTTTTTGCTGCCGCCATTCCGCAGTCGCGCGCCTGACACAGCATTTCAATATTCGGCTGCAACCCTTCGGGATCTACGTCCGTTTTTGTGGCAGTGGCAATCTCGTAGTGGCTCAGGATCGTATTGACCACGGCCACCCTATCGCGCAGCGGCGTGTGCAGGTTAGCCACCATTTCGGTAAGCACGCTCAGATGGTCCGACCCATGCGCGCCGTAGCGGATGTACAAGAGCGTGTCTACCTCGTATGCGCTGCATTCTTCGATGGCCTCGTGCAGCATTCGACGTTTTTCTTTGTCGGTGGGATCATCTTCCAGCCGTTCCAGCAGCCCCGGGTGGATGCATGAATCCAGATACCGCTCCAGCGAAACCCCACAGCCCACAAACCACTTCAGCATCATGGGAAATGATATTGCATTGATTCCGCGCTCCCACTTGATTACGCTTTGTCGGCTTACCTCCATGCGCTGCGCAAGCGTAGCCTGACTGACCCCTGCTTTTTCCCGTGCTTTTACCAGCGTTTTCGCCACGCGTGAAACCCAATCATCCATTTCCCAAACATCCCCCTTTATTCGACACAATTCAAAAATTCGATGGTTTATCCGTATTTTTTGATTTACCATAAACTTCCAAATTTTGTTGTCGATTTTGTACCACTCACTGTGTTATAATGCAATTGTCAAAAAAATCCATAAGGAGTGAAAAAATAATGGATAACATCAAGGTTCTGAACGAAATCCCGGAAGATATGGTAATCATTGACGGTATGCCGGCATCCAAACCGCAGAACGCTGATGGAAGCCGCAAACCGTGGGAGGGCTAAGTTATGACCAACACAAAAACCAAGGAAGCTATGCTCTACGCCTACGCACAGAACGACGTGCGCAAGCTTGTCTATCATCTCTCGCAGGCCGGGTCTGATGGGTCTGCCTATGATGCAGCCTTCCAGATCCTGAAAGCTGCCGTTAAGGATCACGACGCTGGCCACGACCCCGGTGCACGGTATCGCAACATCAATGGGCGCATCGTTGCAGTGCCGGAAGTGTCCCCCTGCCCGTGTGATCAGGAGCGTTAACTGAGCCGTTAATCTTTGTCGGCCGGGCATTTAAGGTGTCCACTGTGGACACCTTTATTTTTTATTAAGCTTTTCGTTAATATGCAAACTTTATAAATTTGCTTCCCTGTTTGTGCGCTTCTACCTTTTCCAGTGCTCGCGCACGAACAGCCGGTGATGCTGCATTCATGCAATCGTAAGCTTCCATAATCTGAGATATAGCGTTTCGGTCATTTACATAAGTACTCATTTTATAATCGAACTGCGCATTGTCTCCTTTAAATCTGTATGTAACCTTTTCTGCTTTGATGGATTTTTTCAGCATTGAGATTTCCTGCTCATCTGCAATATCATCACCAAGCTCCCAGACGTAAGCATTGCCAGAAAAAATTTCTTTTACAACTTTTTCACTTTTCTTGGCTCTGTCGATTTCTTTCTTGTAAACTTCTCCGTCCACTGAATAAACTATTTCGTCCCAGAAAATCCAGTTTTTTGCGTAATAAGTGTACATCAACCGTAACGGTTGAACATTATTATCAACAACGCAAAAATACGGAAGAATAAAATTTGTCTGATTCAGTTTTGGGTAATCCTTCCAAAAGAAAAAGTCCACGTTTTCCACGTCATCATGTTCGCGGTAAACCGTATTGTTTAACTTCTCGGCAAGTGCATCCACCTGAAGATCTTCCAGTTCTTCCTGATACAATTTCAGCTTGTCGTAGTTAGAAACCATCGACTGCCATTCTGTCGGCATGGAATTGAAAGCCGCCTGTGCGTTATTGATTGCAGTCTCACTTTCCAAAGTAACCGGGGCAATCTGGCTGATCAGTGCTTCCACTTGCTCCGGGGTTACAGCATCATTCTGAGCATCGATAAAATCATTTTCCGTTGGTGCGTTTTCCGACATGACAGCTTTTGCGGCCGTTACACGCTCTTCAACAGTGGCGCTTTGCAGTAGGTTATACAGGTTGATGATGTCTGTCATGCCTTGTCGGCTTTCGCTATCAATGATCGTGGTCTGCGTTCTTTGTGTACCGTTGACCTTTGCGCCGTTGAAACGCAAATATGCAGTGTCGGCGTTCAAAATGCGGCTCAGGCAGTCCATATCCTCATCGTTCCCGCCAAAAGATACGCCTTCATAAAAAATCTGGTCATCGGGATAGTATTGGCGTGAAACTTTTTTGAATTTATAATTCGTCTGACTGGTATAATTATTGTATTCGCCAATCAGAACGTCTACATCGTTCCAGTAAAAATAGCCCTCGGTATCCTGAGATGTGAAGCTCATACCAAACCAGACAGTTTCACCGTTTGAATACACATACGGCATCATGTAGCTTTTGTTATTGTCTACTTCGTAATTTTCATAAGCGGATTCAAAAAGCCAGATGCCATCCTCGTATGATACATCAATGTTAGCCAGCGCATCTTTGATTGCCTGCACTTTGTCGGCGCTTTCGTCATTCTGCTGCGCAAGCACTGCAAAAGGAACGTCCCCGGCGGGGCTGGCGGCCAGCGCGGGTAATGCAGTGCCTGCCATCAAGGCTGCCACAAGGCTACTCGCCACTATAACTTTGCATTTTTCCACAATTTTCATTTGAAATTCCTCTTTTCTCTTGATTTTTAACGACAACAGTTGTAACATAGAATTACAAAATACAACAAAAAGGAGTGTTACTTATGCATGACGCTGAATTTCTTGCCTACCTGAAAGAGCATCCCGCACTGTGGGGCATTGTAATGAGCGTTTTGCTGGAGCATTCCGAAACCGAAGATGCTGCACAGGCGTCCTGAACCGGATGCCGCACAGGAAAGGAGTTTTATATGTTCGAATTTTTCCGCAAGAAGAAGTCGCCCGCTTATGAAAAAAGCTACAGATCCGGCCACGTTTCCTGCGCTATTGATGAAAACGATCTCAACAAATACACCATTGATTTCAAATCGTCTTGCTATGAAGACGACCTACCGGAAGTGGAACAGATCGTAGACGAGATCCTGCTGGAGATGAACAAAAACGGTGTAGACTTCGGGGTTGCCATGCAGGTGCCCTCGCTCTTGCACAAAAAGCTTACATCCTATTTTGATTGGTACCTTGCCAAAACTGCCACAAAGACGGTGCCGTACTTAACGTATGATGGAGACGATCAGAGCGATGACGGAAACCATAAAGGCGAGAACTGACATTGTGTTTGCAAAGTGCATCTCGCTTTTACGGCGGTCGATATAGCGCAAATACAATTTCCCGTCCGTGGTGATCTGATACACAGAGCTTCTTATCTCCATTTTTTCCAATTTGACTTTTGTCTCGACAAGCTTTTTCTCGTACAGCGTTTTTACTCTTTCTGTCCACTCGGCGGTCTGATCCACCGGTCCTTGTGCTATCACACGCAGGGTGTTCAGCTCGTCGGTGGATAGCACCAGCTGCTCAAAATCCATTGTGGTCACTCTTCCTTCGCTTTTCCGTTTTCCAGCACAGCCAGCGCGGCGGCTTTTGCGGCTGCACGCGCTTCCGGCGTTGCATTTTTATAGGCTGCTTCTACATCAGCCCATTCCCATTTGAGCCCGTCCATCCCGGCGGGCTCTTTTTTTGTGCCCATAAGTTCTTCAACGGTAATGCCAAAGTAGTCCGCAATCTTTTTGCGGCTTGCCACCCTAGGAAGTGAACCGTTTTTCCAACTGGTGACCGCAGACTTATTAAATCCAAGTTCTTCCGCCACATACGATGGATACTTTTCGATTTTCTCACACTCTCGCACGAAATTTTCCCAGAACAAAATTGTCACCTCCTTTTTGTCAATTTTGCCGAAAATCCAACTGTATTCAAATAACGTCTTTACAGTTGGATGTAGTTGGATTATAATATAACCATACCGAGCGGCTGACCAGAAGTCCCCATACTCTCCGATCGCTGCCGGTACTTCACAGGGCTGCCACGCAGCGGTGAACCTTCACAGCTAAGCGGGGAATTTTCTTATACCGTCCTGTTGATCAGGTGCCTATGCGCGGGCACCGGGTGCAAGAAGCAGAGGGTCGCGCGTACCTTCCGATCTGCTTTCTGCCCTAAACCCAAAAATGTTGCCAAGAGTAAAAATGATAACCGCAATATCATTTTACACCATCTCGTATGGCTTGGCAATGTTTTTATAGCGATATTTTGAAATGATTTTCAACCATGGAGGTGGAAAACTTGCCGACCATTGAATGGAAAGCCGAAGTAGCCAAGCGCAAAATGATGCTTGGCTGGGGCAACCGTGAACTGGCCTTGCACGCGGGCTTATCCAAAGGCGTTGTGGACAAGTACATGTCCGGGCACTACCCCAACGAAACGCCCAAAGAACTGATCGAGACTGCTTTGGGAATGAGGTGACGCGGATGTTGGTATATATGATGTGCTTCATGGCGGGCTGCTGCCTGATGGCGTTTTTGTTTATCTACGCCACAAGGCCGCCCCGCAAAACGCTGGGGGTCTGGCTGGCGTATTTTGGCTTAATTATGGCGCTGGCATGGCGCATAGGAGGTTTGATGGTATGAGAAGTTGTTCATTTATTTTGGCTGATCTGATGGTCGCCCTGGGACGCGACCCCTACCACGCAGCCTGCACCGAGATGTGGCTGATGGTGATGATCATCGCGCCGGCGCTGGTGCTTGCCCCTTACCTGCTGTGCCGCTGGGACGAGTACATGCGTGCCGAGAATGCCCGGCGGCGTGCGGCGCGGAAGCGGATCTATGAGAGGGCGCGGAACCATGAGTGATGCTATTCACCGCTGCGAAATATGCGGCGCGGTGCTGCCGGAAAGCGCCGGGAGCAACAGAAGATTTTGTGATGCGTGCCGCAAGCTCAAAAGAAAAGAGACCAACCGCGTTTGCAATATGCGGCGCAAGGGCACTTACTGCGAAAATCCGCCCGTTGTGCGGTATTGCAGCGTTTGCGGCAAGGCGCTCCCGGCGGGGTCTTCTCCGAACCGTAGGTACTGCCTTGCTTGCGGCGAGAAGGTGCATCTGGAACTAGCAAGAGAACGCGCCCGGCGGGTTCGGGCAGAAAAACCGAAGGATAAAAAGCCCGCACCGCCGCCAAAGCCTGCACCGAAGGAGAGGCTTTCTCGCGGCAGGCACCGCAAGGTAGACAAGCCCTGCAAAGAGTGCGGCACGATGATGTACGGCGTGGACCCCGGCAAAATGTTTTGCGATGCCTGTAAAAAGAGCAGATACGGGAAGTCCATCGTGGACACCGGCACGCTGCCCGGCATTGTAAAACCCAAGGAAAAACCAAAAACCAACCACGACCTGCTCGTGGATGATAATGCTGCTGCCGCAGCCAAGGGCATGAGCTACGGCAAATTTAAGGAATGGCAGCGCAGACAGAAGGAGTTGAAAGAGCGTGGCGAAATCTAATAGACCCGAAGCGTGGCACGACAGCTACAAGGCTATTTTTGGCCGATATGGCTGCATCCGGCTGACTTTGGAGCAGGTCAGCGTATGTATGGGCATCCCGGCGCGGTATGTGCGCAAGCGCTACCCGGAAGGCTGGTCTAACATGGCTGGGCAGGAAGGCTCCGGCCGTGGCAACACGATCCGGCTGGACACTCTGCTGGATCAGGAATATAAAACTCACTGAGGTGCAGCCATGAAAACGGAAATGGACAAGCTGGATGAAATACTTACTGAGCGTGGTGTTAAGCACACATACGACCGGCATTTTTACGACGGAACGCAGATCGTCGTGTATGATGATTGGCTGCGCGTGTGGGATGCAATATGCACTAAGTCTTCTTATGGCGGTGCACAGGGGCTTTTGGAAATCATGCTTGAATTTCACGTCCCGAACGTTTACGGATGCCTTACTGCTGAACAGGTCATTGAGAAAGTTTATGGAGGTAAAAAGTGATGGAAGAACTTGGAACACCGTTTGTTTGCACTGTGAACGCTGATGGCTCACCGGCTTTTACTGTAATGCCTGACCCGCCAAAAGGCGTTGATCGCAGCTTTGCCCCGGCGGGTAAGCTGATTGACCCGGAAAAGGCAGATCAGATGGTGAAAGACAGCGTTGACCGCGGCGCACCGACCCGCGAGATCGACACCGCAATCCGGTATCTGATGCTGGCTGCCATGAGCATCTGCAACGACAGCATACTTGCTTTTGGGAATTTTCTGGATGCAAGCGCGGACTACCAGCAGGAAAACGCGGAGTACATGGTGCTGGATGGCCGCAAGGCTGCCGCACAGATCCAGAGCATCCTCGGCGTGATGTCTGAGCTGGAGGGGATGGAAGAGCATTAAGACTTTTTGGAGGCGGCGCAAAATGGCAAGCAAGAATGGAATGCGTACTCGCGAGCGGATCTGCTATCTGATAGGCAAGTATCAGTGCCGGCTGGAAGATGAACGCATCTCCGACCGGGAGAGAAAGATCTACGCGGACGTTCTAGAAGATCTCCGGCATCTTCTGGAAACGGCAATGCAGGAAGGGCTGCAGAGCTGAGCTTCCGCATTACACCAATGGCGGCAGGTGGGTAAACAAAAGCCGCTGCCAGCGCAATGCGCAGAACAAAACCATGGAGGTATGTATTATGAGCTACGAACGTAAAGGCGGGCATTTCCGCCGCCAGTACAGCGCACAGGCCAAGAAGGCCGGCGAAGCTATGATGAAGGTGATGCGGGACTTTGCAGAGCCGCTCAGCGTGCAGGACGCGCGGGATGCGTGCACCTTCTGCCGCAACATCTTGGAAAGCCAGGTGCGCGGCTGCCCGTACAATGACGCAGCGCTGGAAGCGGAGGAGGATCTGGATGCGGTTGCAAACGCTGATGAGCCCGATGCCTAAATCCCCCACCTACGAGGAGACCGCCACCGGCTACGCCATTGCCGCTATGCGCATGGCAGAGCTGCCGCCGGATACCATCCAGCAGGTGGTTGCGGAGATGCGCGTTATGATCGACAAGTATTCACTGGCAGAGGCGGCGCAGATCGCCACCTCCAGCCCCTACTGATGGAGGTGGTAAGGTTGGCAACGCCAAAAGCTTCCGGGCGCGGCAGGCCGCAGAAGAGCGCTTCTGCGGCCGTTTGTGCCCCGGACGTCAAATTCCCCGTTGAAGTGCCAAAAGCCCCGCAGACAGCCCCGCAGGCGGTCTCTGTGCTAGTTAAAGCCATCAGCGAGGATGCAATCAAGCTGAAGCTACTCCCCGGCGCAAACGCCGTGCGTGATATGCTGGATAAAACCTTTGGCAATGGCGGCTGGAGGATGCGCCGGTATTCTGCCGATGGGCGGCTGTGGTGTCAGGTTGGCGTTTACATTCCCAGCACCAGAGAGTACTGCGACAAGGAATCTGGTGCACTCAATCTTCCGTGCCGGGACGTTGCTCAAATGAAGGAAGATACCAGCTTTGTGTCCGCTGCCTCCTTCTGGGGTGTCGGCAGGGACGTGATGGAACTGGACGACATTGTGCTCAAGAGCACGCAGGTACCCATCGTCAAGGATGACAAGGGCGTTTGCCGACTGCAAACCAGCCTGAAGGTCGATCGCTTCGCCTACGATGACGCCGGCAGCATCACCATGGTGCAGTTCATCACCGGCGAGGGTAAGAAAATCTTATGGCCAGAGGCGTGATCGGTAAGCTGCCGGTGGTATATGACCCGGTTGCCCGGCGGGTGGTCGTGGAAAACTCTGCGGAATTTGTAGAAACACAGATCCGGCAGAAGCTGGACGAGCTGGCGCACGGCAAGCCGCTGCATCTGATTTTGTCGGTAGATCTCGAACGCAAAAGCCGTACCCTGCCCCAGAACCGTATGATGTGGGCACTGCTCACCATCATGGCAGACCACTACAACGGCGGACGCACCGGCGGCATCACCCCGGAGGACTGCTACACCGAAATGCTGGAGCAGTACGGCGCGGCGTTCGACTATCTGGAAGTGCCGGTGGGCGCTGTTCCCATCTTGCGCAAGTCTTACCGGCTGGTGCACGTTGTGGAGCTGCTGAACGGCAACCGCTGCACAGTCAAGTGCAGCCAGGGCTCCAGCACCTTTACCACGGAGCAGATGGGGCAGCTGATCGACGGAATATTTGACCGGCTGGCGGAAATGGGCGTCAACGACCCCAACGTTACCGCCTACTGGCAAGAATGGCAGGAGGTGCCGAAGTGGAAAAAGAAAAAGTCGTAACTTCCGAAAACAGTATTTACATTGATGGGCTTCGTTTGTATGAACGCCTTCTTGACCGCGCAGAAGAGCTTTCCAATTCGAGAATGCCGGGAGAATTTCGTGGAATGATGAAGGCAATTGATATCGTTAGTCACGAGTGCTGCGCTGCCGCACTGAAAACACAGGAGAAGCAAAATGACACAGAAACGGTTTAAGAAGCTGCTGATGGCGCAGGGTGTCTGCGCGAACACTGCACGCGGCCTTGTGGAGTACATGAAGGAGCTTCGCCAGTCCATTGAGCAGGGCGATGACCTTGTAGTGCTTGCGGATGCCAAGACTGCCGAGACTATGGAATTTAAGGCGGCAAGGGTCTACCCCTACGCAGAAACCTACAAGCGGATTCTGGAAGGGCGTGATTTCCTTGTCTGAATCCATTATGCAGTCCCGGCGGGAGTGTTACGTCTGCCGGATGAAGTACGGCGTTGAGACTGTTAAGGACTTGGAGGAGCACCATGTGCTCAACGGTCCGCTGCGCCCGGTGGCGGAGCAGTACGGCTTGAAAGTCTATCTCTGCCACCGGCACCACAACGAGCCGGGTTACAGCGCCCACTTTGACCACAAGCTGCGCCTGTACCTGAAAAAGCAGGCACAGCGCAGTTTTGAGGATGTGTATGGTCACCGCCAGTGGATGGCGGTGGTCGGAAAGGATTATTTGAAGTGATTAACATTGTAGCGATCATGGGCAGGCTTGTCGCTGATCCAGAGCTGCGCACCACCCCGGCGGGGCATAGTGTGTGCAGCTTCCGCATTGCCTGCGAGCGTAGCTATGTGCAGCAGGGTCAGGAGCGGCAGGCAGATTTTATTGATATCGTGGCGTGGCGGCAGCAGGCTGATTTTGTGTCCAAGTACTTCCAGAAGGGCAGCATGATCGCCGTTGAGGGCAGCTTGCAGACCCGGCAGTATCAGGACAAGCAGGGCAGCAAGCGCACCGCTGTGGAGGTCGTGGCAAACAATATCAGCTTTGCAGGCGCAAAGCGTCAGGACGGTCAGAGCGTGCCCTCCTATGAGCAGCAGACTACAAGCTATGTGCAGCAGGCGAAAGCCGCGCAGAACGCCCGGCAGCCCGCCTACACGCAGGGCAGCATGGATGATTTTGCCGTGATAAACGATGACGACGATCTGCCGTTCTAGGGGGGGTAAGGCGTGAAAAGCAAAACAAAACCGAAACAGGACAGTTATGTTGTCCTGCAGCGCTGGATGCGCACCGAGCTTGGATTGAAGGGCAACGAGCTAACAGTGTATGCCATCATCTACGGCTTCTCTCAGGACGGCGAGAGCGTCTATAAGGGCGGGTATGGATACCTTGCAGACTGGACAGGCCTGAGCGAAAACGGCGCCCGGAACATCGTCAAGGAGCTTTTGGCACGCGGACTGCTGAAGGAGCACAAAACCATGGTGGGCGGCATCCTCGTGAACCAGTACGTTGCAGGCCGAAATCCGGTGCCGGAAACGGTGCCGGAGGATGGCACAGACCCCTACAAAAATTGTACCCCTACAAAAAATGTATCCCTACAAAAAGTGTATCCGAACCCCTACAAAAAGTGTATCCAGACCCCTACAAAAAGTGTAGACAGGAAATATATAGGGAAACCTATAGGGAAACCTATCTATCCGCGCGAGGAGCGCGGAACGGATACGATGGATGGATTGGATACCGCACGAGAGGATGTATTGGAACGATTCCGGGAGCAGCTGGAACTGGACACGCTGGAGCGGCGGTACGAACCGGAAAAACTGGAAGAGCTGCTGGACAACATTGCGGATATGTACTGTTGCCCCAGCATGATCCAGACAATCGGGCAGTATCCGCAGACCACGCAGTCCATCCGAAAGCGGCTGGACAAGCTTACCAGCCAGCACATCGAGTACGTTCTGGATGCCCTGCTCAACAGCACAAAGCCTGTCCACAACATCAGGGGCTACATACGGGCGGTGCTGCTGAACGCTCCTACTACCATGGAGCATTACTATCAGGCAAAGGGCAACAGCATCGCAGCCGGCGGAGGAGATAGGCGCTGATGCAGGAGATCTGGAACGAGGAGCTCTACCCTCTCCCAAAGAGCAGCCCTTGCCGCAACTGCCCCTGTAAGGCGTGCTCGCCGAATTATTACAAGAAATGCACAACATGGCTTGCGTGGTTTGCCGAAAGCTGGGACAGCATCCAGCAGCAGGCCGCAAAAGCCGCAAGAATCTGAGAATGGGGATATCGTCATGAGAACAATGGCAAAAATCGCGATCATCAACCTGAAGGGCGGCGTGGGAAAATCCGTCACCGCCTGCAACCTCGCCTGCCTTCTGGCGGAAACGTGGTCCCGGCGGGTGCTGGTGATGGATCTGGACAAGCAGGGCAACACCACAAAGTTCTTCAACCGCTTCGCCTACGGACGCAAGACCATGGGCGACGTGCTCACCCTGAACGCCAAAATGCAGGATGTGATCATGCAGACGGACTTTGAGCGCGTCGATCTGGCACCCAGCAACATGGAGATGCTGCTGGCCAACAAGAACGTGATGCTGGATGTGCTGCGGCCGCAGTGGGACAGGCTGCGCAAGGCGCTGGAAACCATCCACAACGACTATGACTACTGCATTATCGACTGCCCGCCTGACATCGACATGGCTACCGTCAATGCGCTGGCTGCCGCCGACTGGGTGATCATCCCGGTGGACTGCGACGAGTGGGCGATGGACGGCATGGATGAGATCCGCGAGCAGGTGGACGCCATCCGGGATGCCTACAACCCGCAGCTGGAAGTGATGGGCGTGTTGGCAACCAAGTACACCCGTGGCAGGTACAGTGTGGACACCATCAACGAGATCGCCAACATGGACTTGCCCGCCTTCCGCAACCCGGACAACAGCATTTTGCGCATCGACTACAGCGTGAAGGTCAAGGAAGCCAAGGCACGGCACTTGCCGGTGCACAAGGTCTGTCGGAACATTAAGACCAGCGCCCAGTATAAGGCACTGGCGCAGCTGGTTAAAAAATGCGTGGAGGGCGAATGAATGAGACTGATTGATGCGGAAAAAGTTGCAGAAAGTTGGAAAGGAACTGGCCAGAAGCGCAAAGACGACGCCGAAAAGCTCATGATGTCCGGCAATGCAGAAGATTTTATAAAGGGCGCAATTGAAGAAGCGTGTGCCGAAATGCTGATAGGCCTTGCAGATTCGCTGCTGAAAGATGTTCCATCTGCTCCGATTTATGAAGCGCTTTTTGAGTGGCGAAATCCCGAAACAGACCCGCCGAAGGTCGAAGAAGATGTGCTGATTCTGTTTGAAACCGCCTGCGGTGGATATGGGATTACGACGGCTCACTACGAAGATGGCACAGTCTTGTCCCAAAAGAGTGCTTTCTACTGGGAAGACCTTCCCGATTGGGGAACATACGACGAAGAGCGGGACGACTACAAAATCCCGAAAGGCTGGTGGGAATACCGCTATTTCGACCCTGAAGATGTTTACAACAACCAGATAGATCGACCTGTTGTGGGCTGGATGCCGCTGCCGCCGAAGGAGGTAAAACAATGAGTGCTAGTTTGTTGAACGGACTGATGAACGCCCAGAGCCAGACGGTCACCCCGGCGGGGCAGCAGATGCAGGTGGTAATGATTCCGAGCCGGAATATCATCCCGAACCCGGATAATGACGAGATCTACACCCTCGGCGATATAGAGAACCTGAGGGATGACATTCGGCAAAACGGTCTCCGGCAGCCGCTGGAAGTTATCCCGGTAGAGGGCGAGCCGGATCGATATATGCTGATCAGCGGGCACCGGCGCTGGGCGGCGTGCGGGATTTTGTCAGCGCTTGGAGACACGCGGTTTGATTCTCTCCCCTGCCTGATCCGGGAAAGCCACGGCAAACTGGATGACCGCATAGCGCTCATCACGGCGAACGCTACCGCCCGCGACCTGACCGACGGTGAGCGTCTGGCGCAGTACGAGGCGCTAAAGGATGCACTGACCAAGAAAAAAGCAGCCGGACAACTGGAAGGTAAGGTGCGGGACGAGGTTTGCCGCATTCTGGGCTTGTCCACCGGCGCTGCTGCCCGGCTGAACGTGATTGCATCCTGCGAGAATGAGGTCATCAAGGAGCGGTTGAAGGCCGGAGAGATCGGCTTGATGGAAGCATACCGCAGCGCACAGGATTATGCGCGGTTTATGGGTGCTGCACCGGAAGAACCGGAGCAAAAAGATGAACCTGCGGAAACGGTACCGGTGAACCCGGATTATGCCGAGTGGAAATTGCCACCGGAAGCCATTGCAATGGTGGAAAAGGCTCACGAGGAGCAAAGGAAAGCCCAGACTGATGCGCCGCAACCTGTTGTAAGCAAAAAAACTCCGCTCCCATCCGTGTATAGCGGACAAAAATGCGATTATTCTGCATCGCACCAGTGCGAAAATGAAGCCGGTATGAAGCACTTTATCAAGCATGGTGAAATCCACGGTTGTGCATGGTGCTGCCACGAATGCAAGAACAAAGATACCTGCGAATACAGTTGCGCGTATGCTTTCAAGGGCAAAGAAACGCAGGAGCCGCCGAAAGAGCAGTCCCGTGGTCGGGACACACTGCACAAACTGGCAGAAAAAACGCTGGAGGCAAATGCAGCGTGGGAACTGGAATGGGAAGATGCGCGTTTTCGGCTTGCGTACTACAAGCAGCCTCTGCCCGGCGGGGCAACGCTGTGGAAGCGGATAGACACCACCAGAGAGGACGCCGGTCAGACCTGTGACGACTACGCCATCATCCTGCAGGACAACAGCTTCTTCACCTGCGGCTGGATAGGTTTCTACTCCGGCATCACGGATATTCTGACAGATTACTTTGAGCTGAAATAAATTTTGGGAGGTTGCCGGATGAAGCCACACGAATTTCGCCGTCTGTATGCGATACCCTATGACATTGCCAAACGTCGGCAGCGCATTGAGCGGCTGGAGATCCTGCAGGCAGATGGTCCGCAGGCTGCCTCGGATGTGGTAAAAGCTTCTCACGGCGAGGGCAACAGCTGCGTTCTCGGTCATGTAACAGTGACCGGGACCGCAGATTCCTCCTACAACCAGCGTGCCGCGGAGATCCGGCGACTGAAAGACATTAACCGTATGCAGAACAAGCTATACAACATCGGCGTGCACATGGTGGAGGACTGCGATGACCCGGAGCTTCGGGCAATGCTCTCAGCGATCTGCGTAGAGGGCAAAAAGCCGCAGGACGTTGCCGTGGAGCTTACCGAGCGGGGCTTTGACGTGGATGCGGAATCTATTCGCCGGAGGGTTTACCGGTGGATTCAGAAGAATGTGGGGTGAACGTAATGAACCAAGTCTTTTTTGTAATCGGCGCAACGCTCTGCTATGTTGGCGGTTTCGGAATTGCGATTTTCCTTCTGGGCATTCTGACTGAACTGTGCATCGAGATATGGGATGAAAAATTCAAAAAAATCTGCGTCAGATGCGAAGTTGAGCCAACAGACGTTTTATATTATTCGAAAAACCGAAAAGACATTGAAACAATGTTTTTGAAAAACCGCGTTCGATGGCCATACACAGATAATGCTCCTTCCGGGGCGTGGAACTGCCCAGAATGCAACGTGCTTAACCAGTACGTCAATGACAACAAACCTGTTGCGTACTGCCGTTGTTGCGGGCAGGCCGTCGATATGAACTACTACAGGAGACACAAAAATGGATGAGAAAGAAAAGACAGTACGTTTGGCCGATGTCGGAGAGCTGGAAAGCAGCTTGAAAAAAGACCTTGCCGAAGAAGAGGCCAAGGGAAAAAGTGCAGACATTCTTTTTTGCGAAAGCATCGAGGATGAGCTGTCAGACCTAGAAAACCTTCCAACCATCGACCCGGAAAGCCTGCGGCCTGTGTCTGAGTGGGAGCTGAACCCGGACAGATGGACGTGTGAATGGTTTCGCTGCAAAACGTGTCACCACCTTTCCTGCTGCGCGGATCCATTTTGTGGTGGGTGTGGAGCTAAAATGAAAAACGCTGGTGCTTCCACGGATGATCTCAACGAGCCGCAAGAAGAAACTTTTGACATGGGGTGAACTTATGCTTTTGTTTTACTGGCTTGCAGCCACTGTACTTATGGCTTGCCTGAGCATTCCGGCGAGCAGAACGGAAGGATAAAAATGGATAAGGCTGTATTGTTGAGCATCAAACCGGTATGGTGCAGCAAAATTGTACTGAAAGAAAAGACTGTAGAAGTGCGCAAAACGAAACCCGAGGTCATGGAACCTCCGTTCAAGTGTTACATCTACTGCACAAGAGAACGGTCAAAAATGGGCTGGCTGCGAATGGTCCCCGGCAAAGGCTGGCAGCGGTTGGATGGTACGGTCATTGGCGAGTTCGTCTGCGACAAGATTTGGGAGCTTGCACCGATATGCCGCGCCCCGGATGATGTCGAAGAAATGGCTTGCATGGACAGAGACCGCATTGTCCGCTACCTGAACAAGTGTCACGGCTGGGCGTGGCATATCTCAGACCTGAAGATTTATGATAATCCGCGCAAGTTGGAAGAATTTACAGGTTTGCAGAGTACGCGGTTTGGCATACGGCCTGTTGAGGTGCATCGTGCGCCCCAGAGCTGGTGCTATGTGGAGGAGCTGAAATAATTTTATGTTTTTGTTTTACTGGCTTGCAGCCACTGTGTTTATGGCTTGCCTGAGTATTCCGGCGTGTATGCTTTCCGTGCGGTGGGCATGGAAAAGCGGATGGACAGTGCGGAAGATACTCATGGTGTTTACACCGGCATCTGTCGTACTGGGCGGCGTTCTTGGGTACACAATGGCATGTCTTGTGCTCAAAATGACCGGTTTTTGCTGATTGACACAAAATTCACATTGTACCACTTCTCTGCGTAGCTACGCAAAAGCCGTGTCACAAAATGGTCGGAATGTCACAAAAAGGTCGAAATGTCCGGAATGTCCCATTTTGATGTGCTAAAATTATAATGCAGACATTGACGGAAACGTGAATGACCTGCATCCTCATGACGAGTCCCGGCGGGAAGCATAGCACAGGCTTTTTGAATCTTCCTGTGTTCAATGGATCACCGCGCCGTCCGCTTCAAGATCCAGCGGCGCACACAAAACAAAATCAAACCCGGCGGGTGTCCACAGTGGACACTTTGGAAAGGAGTGCAATCCATGCTTGAGCTTTTCGGCAAACTGTTTTGGTCTACTGCAAAAACCTGTGTGCTTGCACCTGTGTTCCGGGAAATTTTTCAAATAGCATTCAAAAGCAATTTTGTGTGCATCGTCTGGAGTATCGGTTTTCAGGCGAGCCGCACAAAGCGTGAGCCGAGGGCAGAGATCGGAGGGCACGGCTGTATGCAAGGGGCGCGGCCTGTTATCCGCGCAGATTAGCAAAGGCTGCTGATACAATTTATCCGAAAATATTTTTACCCGCCTGTTATGCATGATGTGCACCGTGCATTGCAGGCGGGCATTCTTTTACGCTGCGTTAGCTCAACCGGCAGAGCATCCGGCTCATAACCGGGTCGTTGTAGGTTCGATTCCTGCACGCGGCATGATATATTCCCGTAGCTCAATTGGTAGAGCGCTGGTCTCCAAAACCAGAGGCTGCAGGCTCAGTCCCTGCCGGGAATGCCATTTGCGCACCCTGTGAGGGGGCTACGCAGATAGCCGGGCATCTGGCGGCGAAAGTACCGGATGCAGCAGCACTCCATTCGTTTACGTTGTCCGAGAAACTGAATGTATACTGGGAATGCTGCTTATATTAACGTTTAGCTTGAAATAGCTTTAATTTTTAGATTAAACGTTTTGACTTTTGAAGTAAGCGTCATGATTTTTCCATAGAAAACACAGAGCAATACTGGATTGGAGAAATTTTAAATGGAATTGCTTGAACTTAAAAACAAATTTCTTTCAATCTTAGAAACTGATATGGAAAATTTCAGCCAAAGAATATCTGCTGTACTAAGCGATTCTAACACAAGAGAAAGGATGTTTTCTCAATATATAGAACTGGTAGATGGAGATTTGGAGACTGACAACCTCCAGAAAATTTGGCAATATTATCATGCTGATAGAAAAGAAAAATGCCAAGACTACACACCTAAAAGCATTGCACGTTTGCTCAGCGCGCTAACAGAAACAAGTGGATTGATTTGCTATGATTTGTGTGCAGGTTCTGGAGCATTAACGATTTCAAAGTGGACTTTAAATAAAAACAAAATCTTCATCTGCGAAGAATTGGATAAAAGAGTTTTCCCGGTTTTGCTTTTTAATATGGCTGTCCGAAACATGGAAGGATACGCAATATGCAGAAATTCATTAACGTTGGAATTTTTTGAATGTTACAAGTTAACAAAAGGAAAACGATTTTCAGAAATAACGCCAATGACCGCACCACCGGAGATTGAAGCGGACGAAATCGTTTCTAACCCTCCATACAATATCAAATGGGAACCGCCTCCTCCGCTTTTTGCTGATTCAAGATTTCAGAAATGCGAAATTCCGCCAGAAACAAATGCAAACTGGGCATTTGTTTTAACCGCATTGAATAGGCTCTCAAACTTTGGAAAATGTGCATTTGTACTTCCCTGCGGTTTTTTGTCAAAAGATAATGAAGTTGAACAAAGAAGATGGGCAACTCAAAATCGTTTGATTAAAAAAATAATAACGCTTCCAGACGGAATGTTTGAATCCACAAGCATTCCGACCTGCGTTTTACTGTTCGCGAAAGATTCTGAAAGCATAGATTTTTATGACGCACGGAAAAGCGGTCACAAAGAGGAACGACTTCAGAATGGGCAATTTGGCGGAGCAAGCCATCAAAATCGAACATATAAAAAAGAAGTCAACGCTCTTTCGGATGATATAATAAACCAGCTTAAAGTCAGTCCCACGGAATGCCCCGGATTTTCAACGAAAAAATTTTTAGAAGATGTCTCAGAAAATCAATGGAACTGGATTCCGAGCAGATATATTCCTCTTCCTTCCACCGAAATCTTGCATCGAAATTATAGTGATATCATGGCAGACATCAACCGTGTTAGCCGTGAACGATCAGCTATAAAACTAACAATCAACGAATCTCTCGCAAAACAGCTGGGGCTGTATGAAATTGCGGAGCTTGAAAAAGAAGCAGCCTCTGAAAACTTAAATCAAACGTTTCGCATTTTGGGCGGAGAGTATATATCAAAGCCTTACATCACATTGTCAAAAAACAAAAACGAAATTAAATTCGAGGCGAATGATAAAGAGATTCTCTCTTCAATATTCTCAATTTTGATTCCTATGTGGAAACAACACGTTTTTTATTTAAATCAGGAAGAAAACAACCTTCTTGCTGAACTTCGAGACGCGATGATTCCAGATTTAATGAGTGGAAAAATCAGTTTGGAATAATGACCGATAAGTTTTACAAATGGCTTTGCTTTTTGATAGCATCCGGTGATGTGCATCCGTTTTATTGCTCCTCGCAGTGGGTGCGGTTGTCGCACAAGGTGCTGGACATGGACAAGCACGAATGCCAACTGTGCAAGGAGCACGGCCGTTACCGGCGGGCAGAGCTTGTTCACCATGTCAACCATGTGCGCCGCGCGCCGAAGCTTGCGCTGGATATCTGGTACACGGATGCAGACGGCAACCGGCAGCGCAACCTTATCAGCGTATGCAAGGACTGCCACGAGACTGTGTGCCACCCGGAGCGGCTGCGGAAATGCAGCGGCGGTGCGCCGCTGACCCGCGAGCGCTGGGACTGACTGGTACACCCCCCTTCCGAAAAAACGGGGTGAGCGGGTCAATCCCTTATTCGGGGTGTCCCCTGACTTTGTCGCTCGCCTTGCGCGCACGCACACGCGCGAGGATGATATAGGAGGACTAAACATGACAAACAAGAAGTTTGGCATCATCGTTATGGACTTGAGCCTTTTTGATTTTGGGCCGAAGCCGCCTTGTGGGTATATCAAGGCAAAACATACCCGCCCAGCGTACGGCAAAGGCACTAGGCCTGTCAAGTCGCATAAGAGAATCACGAGAACGAGAGAAGGATTTAGGAAATGACAGAACTCAAGAGATGCCCGTTCTGCGGCAAAAACGCAGTTTACATTGGCGTGTGCGATGATGAAGGCAACTTTCATGGTCATTTGGGATGCGAGTACGAACAAGACCCGTGGAGCGGGCTTTCTTATGACTTGCATCACGAAGGATGGGGCAAATGTATCCTTTGCACGGATGGAGACAATCAAAGCATGGGTGGCGCACTGTTTGACACAGCAGAGGATGCTGTCGAAGCATGGAACAAACGCTACAAAGAGGATTGAATACGGACAAAAAACGATACAGCTTTACATTCCAACAATACTACTTTGAAGCCATCTCCACGATGAAAAGCAAAAAAAAATTGGAACTCTACGATGCAATCTGCGCATACAAATTGCACAAATATAAGCGAAACGGAGATCGTGATGGGTAAAAAGAAAACACCGGTCAACGCCAGCAAAAAATACCGGACGGAGCTGGCGGAGATCGAGCAGGCCGCAAAAGCAGCCAACTGCGACACAAACTTTTTATATCGCTCCACGCTGGACCGGTATGTTACGCAGCTGAACCTTCTGGATCAGGCGCAGAACGACATGAACGAGCGCGGCCTTACCGTTGTAAAGACCACCCCGCGCGGCGCGGAAATTGAAGTGGCAAACCCTTCAATTCAGGTTTACAACCAGACTGCCAGCGCAGCCAACTCCACCGTATCAACGCTGCTGCGGGTCGTGCAGACGTTTAAGTTTATGGCAGCAAAGCCAAGCGAGGACGATGAGCTGTAATATTCCCCCGGAGATCTTGGAGTACATTGAGCAGGTGGAGAACAATGCTCCGCGTGCTTGCAAGGAGCAGCACGCCCTTGTTGCACTGATCCGGCGCGTTTTTGCAACTGAAGATATTTATGTAGATACCGAGCGTATGCGAAAATACTTCCGCCTCGCCCGGTATTTTCCTTATGACCGCCTTTTTCCGTGGCAGACCTTTGCGCTGGGGCTTTGGTTATGCACCTATCGCAAAGACGGAAGCCCTCGGTTCAAGACACTGTTTGCCATGGTCGGGCGCGGCGCTGGCAAGGATGGCGTGATTGCTATTTCCTCGGCGGCGCTCATCAGCCCATACAACCCGGTGCCGCACTACAACGTGGATATCTGCGCCAACAACGAGGAGCAGGCCGTCACCCCCGTGAAGGATATCGTGGAAGCGCTGGAAAACCCGAAGTGGGAAGCCAAGCTTTCACGATTTTACTATCACACAAAAGAGGTGCTGCAGGGGCGCAAGAATCTGGGCGAGGTAAAAGGCCGCACCAATAACCCCAAGGGACGCGATGGCATGCGTTCCGGCGCGGTTATCTTCAACGAGGTGCATCAGTACCAGAATTACGACAATATCAAAGTGTTTATCACCGGCCAAGGCAAGGTTGCAGAACCTCGCGTTGGCTTTTTTACATCCAACGGCGATGTATCGGACGGCCCTTTGGACGATTACCTTGCCCGCGGTCGACGCATTTTGTTTGAAGGTGAACCGGATGAGGGCTTTTTGCCGTTTATCTGCTGCTTGAACACCAAGGACGAGGTGCACGACCCGGAAAACTGGTGCATGGCAAACCCTTCCCTGCCCTATTTGCCGCACCTGATGCAGGAAATCCACGATGAATACCGCGACTGGAAAGAGCGCCCGGAGCAAAACGGCGATTTTATCACAAAACGCATGGGCATCCGGGACGGAGCGAAGGAAATTTCTGTCACGGACTACGAAAACGTAAGAAGAACAAACCGCCCCCTGCCGGATATGACCGGCTGGAGCTGCACCGTGGGTATAGACTACGCCGAGATGAACGACTGGGCTGCGGTGGACCTACATTTCCGCAAAGGAGACCAGCGCTATGATATCAATCACGCATGGATCTGCGCCAACAGCAAGACCCTGCCCCGGGTAAAAGCTCCGTGGCGAACGTGGTGCGAAAACGGAGACTGCACCTATGTAGACGATGTAAGCATCTCGCCGTATCTTCTGACAGATTTCATCCGGGAAGCCGGACGGAAATACACCGTAAAAAAATTGGCGCTTGACCATTTCCGTTACACCATGATGGCAGAAGCGCTGCAAAGTATCGGTTTTGACGCGAAGGATAAAGACCGGGTGAAGCTGGTACGCCCCAGTGACATTATGCAGGTTGACCCAGTGATACAGGATTGCTTTAACCGCAACCTGTTTACTTGGGGCGATGTGCCGCATCTGCGCTGGGCAGTCAACAACACCAAGCGTGTGCGCAGCAGCCGAAGTCAGGGTGTGGATACCGGAAACTTTATTTACGCCAAAATTGAAGGCAAAAGCCGAAAAACAGACCCGTTCATGGCGCTGGCGGCAGCCATGACGGTGGAAAGTGATCTGGGTACCGGTCAGGTGCAGCTGCCAAAGATCGGAGCATTTTGCTGGTAACTTGCCGGTAACTTGCCGGAAGGAGAAAAACAATGTCTTTTTCTGAGAAAATCAAACAGTTTTTCGGGTTTTCGCCGCCCGAGCAGAAGATCACCGCACATGATTTTCTGCTGAACGGCGATGACCTGACCTGTGAAATGCTTGGCTACTGGCAGGAATACCAGCTGCGCGACCTCGCATTTAACTGTTGCGTGAACCTGATTGCGAACGCGATTGCAAACTGCGAGTTTAAGACGTTCGAGCGCGGGCAACCGGTCAAATCGGATTATTACTATCTGCTGAACGTAGAGCCAAACGTCAACGAAAACAGCACAGCGTTCTGGAAAAAAGTGATTTACAAGCTCTATGCCAAAAATGAAGCGCTTGTTGTCCCGATTCCGCGCGGGGGAAACGTTGAGTTGGTAGTTGCAGACAGCTGGACAAAGCCGGAGTACATCCCCACACAGGAAAATGTATACCGTCAGATACAGGTCGGGCAGCAGTCATACACCCGTGACTTAAAAGAACGCGAAGTGCTGCATCTGACCTTAAACAACGATGACGCCAAAAAAGTTGTGGACGCTCTGTATGAAAGCTACAAAAAACTGGTGCAGTCCAGCATCAAGAGCAACGTCTGGAACAACGGCCAGCACATGAAGGTGCACGTCACGCAGGTTGCCAACGGTCAGGACGATTTTGAGAAAAAGTTTTCTGCCATGCTGGAAAGCAGCTATAAACCGTTCCTGGAATCCGGCACCGGTATTTTGCCGGAATTTGACGGTTATGATTTCCAACTGATGAACAGCGGCGCCGGAGCTAAAGACACGCGGGACATCAAAGCCCTTTTTGACGATATCTTTTCTTTTACCGCGCGCGGGCTGGGCATCCCGCCTGTGCTTGTGCAAGGGGATGTGGCGGGCATCAACGATATCATTATCCACTGGCTGACAACCGGCATAGACCCGCTGGCGGCGCAGATCAGCAAGGAGTTCAGCCGGAAGCTGATTCCCAAGGCGGATTGGCTGCGCGGAGACCGCGTATATGCGGACACCTCCACCATCCAGCACTTCGATATGTTCTCCAACGCTGCAAACATTGAAAAAATCGTTGAGAGCGCTGCATACAGCATCAACGAGCTGCGCGAAGCTACCGGCGGCGCGCCGCTGCCTGATGAATGGGCTAACATCCACTGGATGACCAAAAATATTGCTACCGTGGAGACCGTTGCAAGAGATGCCGCCACGGAAAGCAGAACAAAGGAGGAATAATATGCCGAAACCCTATTTTGATATCCAGCAGTTTGGCGAGCAGACGGATATCTATATCTTTGGCGATATCACAAGATACGCCGATGAGTCTAACCAAGAAACCAGCGGGTACAGCCTTATTCAGCAGCTGAAGAAAAATCCTGATGCGGCAGAGATCAATCTGCACATCGACAGCTTCGGCGGCAACGTTTCCGAAGGATGGGCAATTTACAACGCGCTGAAGGACAGCCGCGCACGGGTCACGTCCTATGCAGATGGCTTTGTTGCCAGTGCTGCTATTTATCCGTTTTTGGCTGGTCAGGAGCGTATCGCCAGCAACGTGAGTGCCTTCTACTTCCACCCGGCAAGCCAGTTTACCGGCGGTTATGCCGAAGACCTACGCAATGCGGCGGACGCGCTGGATCAGTTGACCGAGATCGGGTTGGGCGCGTTCACGAATGCTGGCATGGAAGAGAAGGCAGCACGCGACCTTGTGAACAGCAAGGCGTGGTACTCCCCTGCCGCTATGCTGGAAAAAGGCATTGCGACCAGCATCCGCAAAATGGGTGATGCCTCCGGCGTGTCCCAGAGCGTGCGCGGCTTGATCGTGCAGCAGCTCATGGTGCCGCCCAAAAACGAACAGCCACCCGCAGAACCGCCTGCAAAGCTTAGCTTGATGCAGATGCTTTGCAATATCTGAAAATAAGCCGTAAAGCAGCACTTCCTTCGTGGGGGTGCTGCTTTTTAAATACCAAAAAGGAGAAATCAACATGAATCTTTCTGAACTGTACAAGAACAATCAGAAGCTGAACGATCTGCGCCAGAAGCTGCACGATGCTTACAAGAGCAACGACGAGAATGCTGTGACTGAAACCTTCCTGCAGATGTTCCAGACCGTGGGCGACATCAACCGCGAGGAGTACCAGCAGCAGCTGGACGGCATGAAGCAGGAGCTGGACAACTCCGTTCTGTATGCCCGTGGCGTGCGCCAGCTGACCAACGACGAGCGCGAGTACTATCAGGCTGTGGAAAAGGCCATGCGCGCCGATAACCCCAAGCAGGCGCTGGAGAACGTGACCGTTGTGTTCCCGCAGACGGTCATCAGCCGCGTGATGGACGATCTGGCATCCAAGCACCCCCTGCTGAGCAAGATCCAGTTTACCCCCACCGGCGGCGCGATCCGTATGATGCTGAACACCGACGGCATCCACAAGGCCAAGTGGGGCAAGCTGTGCGCTAAGATCGTGGAGGAACTGACCTCCGGCTTCAAGGAAGTGGACGCAGGCCTGTACAAGCTTTCTGCGTTTATTCCTGTTTGCAAGGCACAGCTGGATCTGGGCCCCGAGTGGCTGGACCGCTACATCCGCGCTATTCTGGCTGAAGCTCTGGCGAACGGTCTGGAAGAGGGCATCGTCATGGGCGACGGCAATGACCAGCCCATTGGCATGGTGCGTGATGTGAGCGACGATGTCGCCGTGATCGGCGGCAAGACCTATCCCGAGAAGGCAAAGGTCAAGGTCAACGATTTCGAGCCTGCCACGATGGGCAATCTGATCTCTATGCTGGGCAAGACTGCCAACGGCAAGGATCGTGACCCGGATGATCTGATCCTTCTGGTCAACCCGCAGGATTACTACCTGCGCGTGATGCCTGCAACCACCGTGCGTGCCCCGGATGGCACCTACCGCAATGACATCTTCCCTGTTCCTCTGACGGTCATCAAGACCGCTGCGCTGCCGCGTGGTCAGGCTGTATTCGGTATTGGTCATCTGTACTTTGCACCGGTCGGTATGAACAAGAACGGCCGCATCGAGTACAGCGACGATTACCACTTCCTCGAGGACGAGCGCGTCTATCTGATCAAGCTGTATGCCAACGGCTTCCCGGTGGACAACAATGCCTTCCTGAATCTGGACATTTCCGGCCTGCAGCCCATGACCTACCGCGTGACTACCGTTCCCGCGCCTGCCGCATCCACTGATGCAACTCTGAGCGCTCTGAAGCTGGGCAGTCTGAACCTGACCCCGGGCTTCACCTCCAGCAATGTAACCTATACGGCTACCACCTCTGCGGCCTCCAACACCATCACCGCAACCCCCGCCAACGCTGGTGCCAAGGTCAAGGTGGAAGTGGGCGGCAAGGAGATTGAGAACGGCAAGCCTGCGACCTGGAGCGAGGGCAGCAACACCGTGACCATTACCGTGACCGCGGCAGACGGCGAGACCGTCAAGACCTACACCGTCACGGTCACCAAGTCCTGACCATGATCGGGATGTACGATACCGGGCTGCTGCCGGATATCAAAAACTATCTTGATATCACATGGTCGGATGATGCACTGGATAAGAAAATCTGGGACATCACAGTGGCCGGTATGCTCTATCTGGATAGCAAGATCGGCACAGCGCAGGACTATACGCAGCCCGGACTTGCCCGTGCACTGCTGATGGACTATGTGCGCTACACCAGAGACGGCGCAGCAGATATTTTCGAGCACAATTATCTGCACCTGCTGCTTGCGGCGAGAAACGAAAGGCTGGTGACTGACTTTGCAGAGAACACACAAAAGCCCGACCCGCCCTGACACGGAGATAAGCCAGACCTTCAACAGCGGGGTCGTGCAGATATTTTCCACCCGGGACGCTGCACCGGTCGGGCACTCCCCTGTTGTGGAGTGCACGGCAAAGTGCACCCTGCGGTACGAGGAGCAGCGCCTTGGCATCAATCGGCTGTATCTGAGCCGCCAGAATCAGGCGGAGGTTGTCCGGGTAATCCGCGTGCCGGCACCGCAGAGCATCGCCATTTCCAGCCAGGACGAAGCGCAGACCGAGGACGGCAGGCACTACCGCATCGACACGGTACAGGCCGTCCGAAGCTGGCCGCCTGCGCTGGATTTGGCGCTGCGTGCCGTGGAGCATGACTATGAAAACAGCTTACAGGAGGGCACCAAGGATGACATGGTATGAGTGCATCATTGCTGCCCACACAGCTGTTACAGACCGTGTAAGCCACGGCGGACGGATGAAGTCCAAGCGATACTTTGTTTGGCAGGAAGAAGCGCCGGATGACCTCATTGCGGACGGAAAACACATCGAACGCGCCATGATCGGCACAACAGACCTGTTTACCTCGATGGAGTTCGACCCGTGGTGTGAAGCGCTGGAAAAAGCGTTTGATGCATCCGAGCACATTGCGTGGCAGAGGCTGCAGCCGCAATATGAGGCTGACCGCAACATCTGGCACTATGAATGGCGCTGGGAGGTGTCCGGCTGTGGCTAAAATCTACGCTACCGGAGTAGACCACTACCTGCAGAAGCTGGAGCGTCTGAACAAAAACACGGATGCCGTCTGCAAACAGACGGTCTATGCAGGTGCGAAAGTTGTGGGTGACGCAATTGTGGCTGCCATTGATGCCATGCCCGTGCAAGAGCCGCCCGAAAAACAGCCGTATTTTTTTCTGTCCGATGCAGCAAGGGAAAGCGGCACGCTGATCACGGGCGTTTCCGAAGCCCAGAAACAGGGCTTGCGGGAAGGCTTTGGCATTGCACAGATGGCGCACGAAGATAACAGTTGGAACACCAAAATAGGCTTTGACGGCTACAACTCTGTAAAAACCAAGACCTACCCAAAGGGGCAGCCAAACGCTTTGATTGCTCGAAGCGTTGAGGGCGGCACCAGCATCCAGCAAAAAACCCCTTTTATTGCGCCCGCCGTCCGGCAGGCGCGCAAAGCTGCACAGAAAGCCATGGAGGAGACCATGGCGGAAAAGGTGCAGGAGATCATGGATAAATAACCAGCGCAGGGTGTCCACAGTGGACACCCTGCTTTTTTGTATGAAAGGAGAAAACATATGGTAACTACTGGTTTTTCCAACGTGCATATTGCTACTTACGCTTCCGAGAGCGGCGTCGTGACTTACAGCGGCGTGCGCAAGCTGGGGCGCTCGGTGAGCATGAGCACCGATATTTCCACCAGTGATGACAACAAGTTTTACGCCGATGACCGGCTGGCGGAGACCGAGACCGGCTCTGCCTTCACCGATGGCAGCGGCACCTGCACCGTGGACGGCCTGACCGCAGAGGAAGAGGCCTTCATCATGGGCCTGAAAGCCGGCAACTCCGTAACGCCGGACGAGGGCACCGCGGTGGAGACCTACGAGTACGGCGCATCTATGGAGCCGCCTTATCTGGGTCTGGGCGCAGTCAAGAAGGTGCAGAAGGACGGCAAGAGCATGTGGAAGGCAATCGTCCTGTGCAAGATTCGCTTCAAGGTGCCCAAGGACGATGCCGAGACGCAGGGCGAGCAGATCGACTGGCAGACCCAGGATCTGGACTTCAGCATCATGCGCGATGACAGCGCCATGAACCGGTGGAAGATCATTCCCAAGAAAGAGTTTGACACCGAGGCAGCAGCGGTTGCGTTTATCAAGAAGGCACTGGGAGGCGCGGCATGATCGAGGACAAGTACATCGTATTCGCGCACGTCAAGGATGATGAGTACCCCATGTGCATGACCATCAAGGCACTTTCCGTGCTGGAAGGCACCTACGGCTCTGTGGACAATATTTTTGGCGTTGCCAAGGAAGCCACAAAAACCGGCCGCGTTGCCGACCTTGCAAAGGCGGCACTGACCATTGCGCCCGTGCTCGCGGATGCAGGCCGGGACTATGTGCGGGAGATGGCGGCAGAATCCAACGATAAGGAATTTCAGGACATGGCCCAGAGCCTGCCGGACTTCCCTGCTGCCGCGGAGCTGGAAAAGAGCATGACGTGGGCAGAGTGCCGCGCACTGTGGAACGACTGCGTTACCGCAATTGCACGCGGCTCCGGCCGTGAGGTGGAGGCTGAGCCGGACAACAGCGCAAAAAACGCGGAAAGCGCCATGTGATACAGCTTAACAGAACGTGGTTTCTGTTTTACGGCAGAAAACTGGGCATGAATGAGCATCAGGTAAATTCTTGCCCGGTTGGCCGTATGCTGGATTATATGGCGTGTATGCAGATAGAAAACGGCGCAAACCAGAAGCTCTACGCCACCGTGGACGATCTGGAAAAAATACGGTAAGGAGGTGGAACGCATGGCGAAAACGGACATTGGCCCCAAAATAAGCGTTGAGGGCGAAAAAGAATACCGGCAGCAGATGCAAAACATCATTGCCCGGCAGAAAGAGTATGCCGCTGAGCTGAAATCCACCACCGCCTCTATGGACGAGAACACCTCCGCAGAGCAGCGGGCATCCTCGGTAGCGGCGGTGCTGCGCAAGCAGATTGCTGCGCAGACGGATGCTATGAATGCCCAGAAGAGTATGCTGCTGCAGGCCACTGAAAAATATGGCAGCGCCAGCACACAGGCATCAGCTTACCGGACTGCGGTCTATAAGACAAATGCGGAGTTGGAAACCTTAAAAAGCCGCCTGCGCGATGCCGAAAACGGCCTTGGGGAGTTCGCGTCTAAAGCAGATGACGCAAAAGGAAGTTTGGACGGCCTTACAAACACAGATGCCGGAAGCGGTATGTTTGACGGGCTGCAATCGGCAGTCACAAAGGGAAGCATTGCAGCCAACCTCTTCAGCAAGGTCTCCAGCACAATAGTTGCGGCCGGAAAGCAGGTCGTGTCGACCGGTGTGCAATACAATGCGCAGCTGGAACAGTATCAGACAGCACTGACCAATATGTTGGGCAGCGAAGCAGAAGCCGTTGCTCTTTTGGATGAGATCAAACAGGACGCTGCCAAAACACCGTTTGATACTGCCGGTCTGGTAAAAGCAAACGAATTGCTTATTTCTACCGGCATAGATGCCGAAAGTTCCCGCAGGACCATTCTTGCATTGGGCGATGCGGTTTCTGCTACCGGCGGCGGCAATGAAGAGTTGAGCCGCATGGCGCAAAACTTGCAGCAGATCCAGAATGCGGGCAAGGCAACCAGCGCGGACATCAAGCAGTTTGCGTATGCCGGCATTGATGTGTACGGCATTCTTGCGGACTACACCGGAAAAAGCGCCGAAGAAGTGCAAAAAATGACGGTCACCTATGACCTGTTGTCCAATGCACTGATTTCTGCGGCTGACGAGGGCGGCCGCTATTTTAACTCCATGAGCACCCAAAGCGAGACGCTAAATGGTCAGTGGAGCACGCTAAAAGATAACGCCACGCAGCTTGCCGGTCTTATGACAGGTGACCTGACCGACGGAGTAAAAACCGTAATCGGGCACATGAATGACCTTACTGTTGCCGCGTCAGAAGCGTATGACACGGGTGGATGGTTTGGTCTGGCAGATGCAATTGCCTCTAACATCCCGATAGTCTCGGAACTTAAAACCGGATTTGAGAATGCTACAACTGCCGCGATCAATTTTTTAGATCGCGCCAGTTATGCGTTGAACAAAGGCCTTGGCAAAGATGCTTACGCCGGATACAACAGCTACGAGGATTACCAAAAAGACCAGAAGAAAAAATCAAGCCAAACTGAAGAGGCTCGGCGAAAAGCGAGAGAAGAACGCGGAAGAAAACATGCAGAACGCGTTCGGCAGGCACAAGCACAAGCCGCATCGAATTATATTGTCCCTACTTACAACGGTTCCAGCAGCAGTGGTAGAAACGGCGGCAGCGGCGGCTCTGGCGGCAGAAGGACTACCACAAAAACCGCTCAGGACACCAAAAAGCTGGCAAAATCCGTTACCAACACCTCCAAGCAGCTGCTGCAGGGTACGGAAAACATTGTGGGCGCGATCAGCCGCACAGTGGAAACGGCCGACAACACCTACAACGTTTATGATGGCACGACCAAGAAGCTGAAGGGCACCACGACCGAGACCGTCCAGACCATCACGGACAGCTGGACGGAAATGGTGAACGGCGTTGAAACGCAGTTTAAGCGGGTACAGACCCTGACGGACGGCGTTGTGACCTCTGAAAAAGTGACCAGCTCCCTTGCGGACGAGGTTGCAAAAAAGTCCGTCCATACCCGTGCGGAGACCCTGACGGCGGCGCAGGCAGAGATAGAAGAAGCCATTGGCTACGTCAGCCGGACGGCGCAGACCTCTACCGAGACCAAAAAGGTACTTAACGCGGAGACCGGCGAGCTGGAAGATACCGTTGTATCTGCCACAAAGGTAGTTACAGACTGCTATAAGCGCATCGTGGAGGGTCAGGAACAGACCGTAGAGCGCACCACCACATACACCAACGGCATTGTAACGGACGTCAACGAAAAGGTTACCGACCTGAACACCAGCATCAAATACACCGAGGGCGCTCTGGGCGGCTTCTCCAAGTTCGTGCTGGATCTGGATTCTAAGCTGGGCGGGCTGGAAAAGGTTGCAAGCAACCTGACAAAAAGCCCTCTGGGGCAGTGGTTCAGCGATCTGGCGCAGGGCTACCGTGCAAGCGACAGTTTTTGGGAGAACATCGACGTCCCGGGAACGCTTATCAGTGGCCTGACCGGTGCTGCACAGGGCTTTCAGCTTACCGGAAACTGGGCGGGCGCACTTGCCGGTGGAATATTTGGCATCGCAGGAAAATTGCTCGGCACTTCCATCAGCACCGAAGCCGGAAGCTGGGGCGCAGATCTTGTATCTGGACTTGCCAGCGGAATTACAAGCGGTGGCGGCATTATTGCGAAAGCGGTTTCGTGGATCGGCGGCATTATAAAAGGATTTTTGCATTTTTCGCGTCCAGACGAAGGACCCTTGCGGGAGTACGAGAAGTGGATGCCGGATATGATCCAAGGCATGGCGGACGGCATCCGCGACAACGCTTACCTGCTGCAGGAGGCTGCCGCAGACCTTGGCGGAAAGCTGAAGATGCAGCTGCAGTACGATGTGGGCAGCGCAAACGGCTTTGCGCAGGTGGCTACCAACTCCCGCACGGTGAGCATGGGCGGCATCAACGTCAATGTGTACCCCTCTGAGGGAATGGACGAGGAACGCTTTGCCCAGTACACCATTACACGACTTACACAGATGATCAATGAGGAGGCGGCAGCCAGTGGAGAAGTACCTGTATTTTAACGGGCACAGCAGCACCGAGTACTGCTGCCATATCGAACACAAACCCAGCATCCCGACCCCGAACCGCAAGTATGAGGAGTACGAGGTTGCAGGCCGAAACGGCAAGCTGCACGCGGATCAGGGGCAGTACGAAAATATCACGGTGTCGTATCAGCTGTATTTTCACGGCAGGAACCCTACCCCGGAGCAGCTGCGCAGCATTAAGGCGTGGCTTTGCGGTACGCCGGGTGTGTATCCCCTCTCGGACGGATACGACCCGGAGTACTTTTACCTTGCCATTGCAAAAATGGGCGATACCAGCAACATCTTGGATAAGTACGGCAGATTTACGGTCGCATTCGATTGCGACCCCCGTCATTTTTTGTGGTCCGGGCAGGAGATGCAGGGCATGACGAACGGTCAGGTGCTTCTGAACCCGCTGGATCAGGTGGCACTGCCCTATTTTGAGGTGACCGGAAACGGACAAGAGGGCGAGCTGCTGATAAACGGAAAAGCATTCGGTATGAAACCGCCTGCCGGTAAATCCGTGTGCTGCGACGCGGAAACGTGGAATGCATGGCTGGAGGACGGCACCAATGCAAACCCGGTGACCGGCGGCATCTGGCCGGAGCTGGCAGCGGGTGAAAACCTTATCCAGTGGAGCGGCGGTATCCAGACCGTAAAAATTATGCCAAGGTGGTGGACGTTATGAAACCTGTATTACACGATGAAAATGTGCTTTCTGCGGAAAACTACGGCTTTGGAACACTTTCGGATGCGCTGGAGTGCACTGTCAGCTGCGAGGAAAACGGAACGTATGACCTGACCTTACAGTATCCGGTGACCGGCATCCATGCAGAAGAGCTTTTGGAGCGGCGCATCATCAGCGCACGGCCTTCCAGCTACGAAAACCGGCAGCTTTTCCGCATTTATCGCATCAACCGCCCGATGAATGGACGGTTTCAGGTTTCGGCGCACCATATCTCGTATGACCTCGGCAACTGCATCGTGAAGCCGTTTAGCGCAAAATCGCTTAGGGAGACCATACAGAAGCTCAATGAGAACATTGTGGGAGACTGTAAGTTTGAGATCTCTGCGGATTACGACAATGATAAAGAGTTTTCGGTCACAAAACCGGTAACTGTGCGCGCTGCGATGCTCTCCAACGGCGGCAGCAGCATTGCGGACACCTACCTTGGCTATTGGGAGTTTGACGGCATGAAATGTGTGCTGCGGCTCAAAGGAGAGGTGAACCGGGGTGCGACCATCGCCTACGGGCTGAACCTGATAGACGTTACACAGGAAAAGAACATCGACAACGTATACACACACGTCTATCCGTACTGGGCAAACGCGCAGAAGGGAAAGTTTTATGCACTGGACCCCATAAAGGCGTCTGATATCGAGGGATACCAAAAAATTTATCCGCTGGATCTGACCAGCTACTTTCAGAAAGCGCCTTCTGATGAAAGTATGCGGAAGGCGACTACTGAATTTTTGTCTAAAAACCAGATCGGGAAAATAGAGCCGAGCCTGACCGTAAGCTATGTGCAGCTGGAAAAAACAGTAGAGTACAAAGACCAGAAAAACAAGGTCATTCTGCGCGGTGATACGGTGGAGGTGCGTTATCTGCGCCTTGGCGTGAATGTGCTGGCAAGAGTGACAAAAACAGATTACGATGTGGTGCACGACCGGTACGCTTCAATTTATGTGGGTAAGGCAAGTGAAAAGCTTGCAAGAACCACCGTGAAAGACCGCAACCGCATGAGCACCACAAACGACCGCGCTGTTGACGCAAGCCGTGTGGCAACAGACTACATTGGCGAAACGGACGATGGCGGCATTCAGTTTGGGCCCGGAAGCTTCAACTACACCATCAACGAAGATGGGCTTGAATTTAACGGTGTCAAAAACAAGCTGGTCATCCACAGCTGGCAGAACGAAGAAACCGGCGAGCCACTTAAAACTTTTGAAGAACAAACCTATTATGTGGATCTTACCGGCTACTCCGCTATCCTGATCACTTACGAAAGCACAAAGGGCGCAACGTGGTTTGCCGGCGGAGGAAGCGGCGGCAGAGTATCCAGCATCATACCGGTAAACGGAAAGACCTACACGCTTATGTATGCGTGGAACACCCCGCATTTTCGAAACATAACGGTTTATCAGGACCGTATCGTTTTTGGGCCCGGGAAGGAACGTGAATCAAAGTATACGATTATATCTACGGTGCTTGTCGTTGGCGTAAGTTACACCGGCAGTTTTAGTTTGCAAAGTCCCGGCTCTGATGGATGGGCAACTAACAACGCTGTATGCGTACCACAAGAGCTTTTTGGTTTTTTGTAAGGAGGGTTATTGTGAAAAAAGATGGTTATTTATACCAGTGCACCGTGTGCCCGGATGGGCGCATCAAAAACGGAGGCTGGACGCTGAAAAGCGTCATTCCTAAAACGCTGCCGCCGGATCAGCTGCTTTTTGAGGATTTTCCGGCCAACAGCAACGGCGGCAATGATTATATCTGGGACGGGCAGAATTTGATTTTTAGCCCGCTGCCGGAAGAAAGCGAGGAAACAAATGCAGAAAGTCAGGATTGACTTTGACAACCCCGGTCTGCCGCAGCACATCAGCGCGGTGGAAAACGACAGTCAGAGCCGGTTTTTTCAGGCGACGCTGTACGAAAACGGCAAGGCGTATACTGCGCCTGAAGGAGCTGCTTACAGCATCATGTACCGCGGCTTCGGCCCCCAGAATCAGGGCTGGTACGATACCATCAACGACGGTGCAGGCAAGCGTGCGGCCTGCAATGTATCCGGCAACGTTGTCACCTGCGAGATCGCACGTCAGGCGCTGCAGGTGCCGGGTCATGTGAGCATCGTGCTTTGCGTAACGACCGGAAAAGGCTATATGCTCAAGAGCTGGCCTATCGAGTGCGACTGCAAAAACGATCGCTACGACAGCACTGCGGAGATCGAGAGCTTCTTTTACATCACGCAGGTTTCTAATGCGGACTGGACGCAGGCAATTCAGGCATGGGAAAACCTTAAAGATGCCATCGACCCCACCCTCTCCCTCTCCGGCAAGGCGGCGGATGCAAAGGCTACGGGAGATGCGGTTGGTCAGCTAAAGGAAGGTTTAGTTAATACTAACAACTTTGATGCCGTTGTTATATTTAAGGATTCAAAATTACCAAACGTAACCAACAATGGATTTACCGTTGTTGGTTCTTCCGGCTTTTTTCTTACAAGCCTTTCAAATCAACGTAGAATCGAATATAACTTCTCTGATATTGCGTCTGAACTCCCTGATGTCACAACGTGGAATGAGAGTACAAAAACATTTACTTTGACTTTAGGAAGTGAACAGCAATTCGGGGTTGACCTTTTGACTGGAAAAGTACAAACAGCGTCAACTGTTAATAAACGTTCAACCAGTTTCTTATCTCTATACTGGGTTTATTATAAGCAATATGGCGGTAAAATTTTTGAAGATTGCGCAGCACACTATGCGGAACTTGTCAATCCATTATCAAATACAGTGCGCTTTTTAAGTGCGCGCGATTTTGATGTAATACTTACAAACAGTACAAAAATAGAACGTATGGACGCTAACGGATTTGCTTTGACAGGCGATAATGTGTTATATATCGCAAACTTTAAAAATAAAAGCCGGATAACGTATACGTTCGAGGATATTGCTGCTAAAATTGGTAGCACTTATGCATTGTGGGATGCAGACAGTAAAACATTTAGCATAAACCTTAATGGCGGTGAAAAACGATTTGGGTTTAATTTGGATAGTATGTCCTTTGAGGTTCAAAATACACTTAACGCTAGATCGGATAATTTTGTTGTTTTGTATTGGGTTTATTATAAGAAATATGGCGGTAAAATTCTCGAAAGTTATGCTACAAGCGACTATAACGATAAAAAAGACAGTTATCTGCTATCTGATGAATTTCAAAGAGAGGATTTCAACGCTTCTTATCACACAGGTGCAAAAGATTTTTACACAGTCTGCAAAAGATATTCTTCACTGTTTAACGGAGATGAAATAAATAATGTTGTGACAGTCAATCGATGCGAGGCGTTCTTATGGTTTACAGACCCACATCTCTTTACTGCGCATACTGACATTGGTAGCGAACCTATGATGGAAGAGTATGTTTCGCAAATTCAAAAATACTATAACAGCACGCCAACAAGCTTCGTTTTGTGCGGTGGAGATTGGCTTGGCAATAGCGATGTCCCAGAAATGGCTTGCTATAAGATGGGCTATATTGACGGCATCCGTCGATCAATGTTCGATAAACTCTATATGTTGGTTGGGAACCATGACACGAACTATCAAGGCAAAAAAGATGCTAATAGCGAAAAATATACAACGCGTTTAAGCCGGGTGGCTATTCGTAATTTGTGGTACAGAGATACAGGACGTGCCTACTACGATTTCAATGGAGTAAACACTCATTTTTACTGCTTCGATACCGGCATAGAGAATCAGGCGCTTACCTACGATAACAATTACGGATACGAGCAGGCGGCATGGTTCGCTGAAAATCTAACGAAAAAGCAATACGACCATGTGGCAATCGCTGCGCACATCTATGCTTACCGTGCGATTCCAGACGGTGCTGTACCGGATGACGTACAGCCTTTGACAAGGCTGCTGCTGCAAATTTCTTCTGCATATAACCGGAGAAGCGAAATTAGCGTGAATGAAAAAAACTATAATTTTGCTGATGCTACAGGACGGGTGGAATTTATGTTGGCTGGTCATAGCCACGCCGATTATACGCTTGTTGACAGCGGTATCCCGATTATTGCCACTCTTGATTGCGGCAATAATCAGAGTTATAAAGCTGATTGCTCGTTTGATTTGGTATTTGTGGATTACGATAATCGCAAAATTAAATGTATAAGGGCTGGCGTTGGAGAAGACCGTGAAATAAATTTGGATAGCTAAAGAAAGTTTTTATCTAATCTTAAAAACAAAAAAAGGAGTCTCAAAATGCTGCACACCATCCTTAACTTCCTCGCTTCCCTCTTCTCCGCCTTCTCCCGAGCGGCAGATGCCTCTACTTCTGACCCGGTGTCCACCGTGGACACCCAAAGCGCTGCTCCTCCCGGCTGGGATGGCGCACCACCCTACCGATACATTGACGTGAGCCGGTATCAAGGCAAAATCACCCTCGACGGCTGGCGCAAAATTAAGGCGGCGGGCTACAAGGGGGTCATGCTCAAGACGGTATCCACCAACAGCAAGCTGAGCAAACGCAAGGACGGGCTGTACGTCGACCCGAAATTTGAGACCAACTACCGCAACGCCCGGGCTGCCGGGCTGGACGTGGGGGTCTACTACTACACCTACGCCACCAGCGAGGCGATGGCTGATGCAGAGCTTGCCCTTGTGCGGCAGGCGGTCTACGGCAAGGAGCTTACCATGCCCCTCGCGGTGGACGTGGAAGAAAACAAGCTCAAGCCCATGAGCACCCTCGACCTCACCAACCTCACCGCCTACGCGCTGGAGCAGGTGGAGAAAATGGGCTTTTACGCCCAGCTGTACACCTACACCGGTTACAAGTACGAGCTGGACATGGCTCGGCTGTCCTCTCGGTGGGACGTCTGGCTGGCCGACTACACCGGCAAGACCCCGAAGGTAAATTTCAAGTACAATGCCCATCAGCACACCAGCAAGGGCAACGTGCCGGGCATCATGGGCAACGTAGACCTCAACGTCACTACCCTCAACTATCCCCGTATCATCAGAAAGAAGGGCCTGACCCGTCTTCGGGAGGGCAAATGACCGAAAAAGAAGCTTTGCTGTGGGTGCTGGGCATCCTTGGCAGTGTGTGCGCTGCAGCGATTACGCTGGACAAGGTGCTGGACATCATCCACAAGTACATCAAAAAGGCACAAGCGCCGGACGCAGCACAGGACAAGCGTCTTGACGAGATGGAAAGGCGCATCGGTGCGCTGGAACAGGGACAGCTGCAGCATGGTGCTGCCCTGACCCGCGACCTTGAGCGATTTACCGAAATCGACGAGGTGAACCGCCTGACGCTTGAAGCCGTCCGTGCCCTGCTGGAATCGCAGCTGACCGGAAACAACGTGGCAGCCATGCAAGCCAGCAAGGCGAAAATCGACAACTACTTAATGGAAGGAGTAACCAAGCATGGAAACACTGGTAACTAAGCTTTTGTCTGTTCTCCCCGCATGGGCGGCGCTGCTGCTGATGATGGGCGGGTTCGTTTTCTACGCCTTGGGCGGCATCCGTCTGGGCTACGGCGCAGCGGTCAAGACGCTGGTGCTTGACCTCATCGACCAAGCGGAGCGAGAAATTCAGGGCACGAAACGCGGAGCAGAGCGCAAGGCGTGGTGCGTCAAGATGCTGCGCACTTATCTCAATAACAGCCGGTGGGGCAAGCTGGTCAGCTGGGCTATCACCGAAGAGACCATGAGCAAGGTAATTCAGTTTTTCTTTGACCGCATGAAAGCGGCACTGCAAAAGCAGTAAGGAGGATATCATGGCAAGCACTACATACGACCATTTTGTTGACGTCAACAAAATGTACGCCGCACAAGAGCAATTTCGGCACGTCACGAAAATGGTCTGTGGACGTTTTCGCGACCTCACGAAAACATACCATCTCGGTAACGTCCCTGTAATGGTGCGCAACGCCGGACAGCTGCCGCAGCCTTTTTGGCTCGGTACTGCCTGTGGCGGCGGCTCGTGTAGTGCTGCCCGCTGCGCTGCAAGGACTTGACCGACAGCAGATGACCGCCGCCATCAAAAGCGCACCGCTTGGGAGGGTAGACCGTAAGATAGCCTTACTGCGGTACGTTGAGCGGCTCCCGCTGCCGGACATTGCAGCACAGACACATTACAGCCGGACGGCGGTAGGCTACCGGCTGAGAAGCATTGAAAAAATGCTGAATGTGTGATATCATACTTTTAATTGGATGTGATTTCTCACGAAACGCATTGAAGCGGCAGGCTTTCAGGTCTGCCGCTTTTCTTTTTGCACGAATTGTCGTAGGTAAAGTGGGGGATTTTGTATTATTTGCACTAGTTTTGTCGAAAGGCTTGTCTTACAAGTCAAAACGTGATATTTTATTTTTGCTTCCAATGTGAAGCCCTTAACAGTTAAGCGCTCATGCGGATTTTTCCGTGTGGGCGCTTTTCTTTTTTCTTAAGATAATCAAGCTTTAATCAAGCTTTAATCAAGCTATTTTTTGTCCTTCGTTGTACCTTCGTTGTCCTTCGTTTTCTCCCGGTACGGTACACTGGGTGCAATAGGAGGGATGCATTATGAGCTATTATCCAACACCCGGAGCACCCTATGTTCCGCAGCAGCCTGTCAACCCTTACGGCGGTATAGGCACAGTTGGCCTTGCCACTCCCCTGCCAAACGCACAGATGCAGCAGGCACAACCGCAGCGTCCGCAGCCGATGAATGGGCAGCAGCCTGTTCAGCAGTCGGTACAGGACGGCGGTTGGCTGCTGGGCAGGCCTGTTTCCAGCAGGGAGGAATTTTTGGCGATACCGTCTGACCTGTATGGCAGACCGACCTACTGTCCCGACCTGCGGAGCGGCGTGATCTACTGCAAGCGGCTGAACCCTGACACATGCGAATCCTATGTGCAGGAGTTCTACAGCCCAGAAGCATGGCGGCAGATGCAAGCGCAACAGGCACAGCAGACCGCTGCACCGACACAGCAGTATGTGCCTGTTGAAGAGTATAACGCCCTCGTCCACAGGCTGGATGAACTGGAAAAGTGGCAGAAGAGCTTTTCTAAACCCGCTGCCGCAGCAAAGAAAGGAGAATAAGCAATGCCCTCTCCGTTTGATATGATTACGCACAGCCCCATCATGCAGCTTGCAAATCTGGCTCGTGCCGGGCAGAACCCGATGGGGCTTATCCAGCAGTTGAGCGGGCAGAATGCCCCTATCATGCAGGGCTTGAACCTGATTCAGGGAAAAAACGAAACGCAGCTTAGGACGATGGCGCAGAACCTTGCCAAAGAGCGGGGCATCGACCTGAACCAGCTGGCAAGCGTCCTGAACCTGACGCTGCCCCGATAAAGCATCCCTCTAAGCGAAACGCTTCTCAGTTTTGCGGACTTGATAAAAACCGCTTTTATCTGGCTTCGCCCACCGCACACGGCGGTGGGATAGCATAATGCAAAACTGAAAGGAGTTTTGTTATGGACGATTTTGCAACTGGCTATCTGGCTGGGCAGGACGGCGGCAATAACAACGGCGGATTCTTTGGCAACGAAGGTCTGTGGGCGGTTATTATCCTCGCTATCATCTTCGGCTGGGGCACAAACGGCTACGGTCGGAACGGTGGTGACAACGGCATGAACAGCTACATCCCCTATCTGGTCGGCACTGGCGCAACCGGTCAGGGCGGTGCAGACACCCGCGCGGCTCTGTCTGAGGGCTTTTATCAGCAGGATACCTCCCGCTCTCTGGCGGGCATCCAGAGCGGTATCTGCTCTCTGGGCTATGACCAGCTCGCACAGATGAACAATCTCAACGCTGCCATTGCGGGCGGCTTTGCTGGTACTAATCAGGCAATCTGTCAGCTCGGCTACCAGAACGCACAGCTTGTGAACGGTCTGGAGCGTAGCGTGTCCAACGGCGACAACGCCATCAGCCTTGCTATCATGCAGGAGGGCAACGCACGGCAGGCGGGTCAGACCGCTATCCAGACGCAGCTTGCATCTTGCTGCTGCGAGAACAAGCAGCTCATCGGCGACCTGAAGTACACCATTGCACAACAGGACTGCGCTACCCGTCAGGCTATCGCAGACAACGCCCGTGCCATCGTGGACAACTGCAACGCCAACTTCCGCAGCATGATGGACTACTTCACGCAGGATAAGATTGCCACTCTGACCGCTGAGAACCAGAGCCTGAAGTTCGCCGCTTCTCAGGATCGCCAGAATGCGCTTCTGACCACCGTGATGTCCCAGCAGACTGATACCATTCTGAACCGGGTCAATCCTCGTCCGATTCCCGCTTATCAGGTGGCGAATCCCAACGTGGGCGTGAACTGCTGCGGCTGCTAACCTACACACTCCCCGATAACACCGGGTGAACCATCGGGGCAGGGGTAAGACACCTCTGCCCCTGATTTTTTAGGAGGAAAATACTATGGCTTGCAAAACAAGCTGCAAACTCTGCCCGCACCTGGTCATCAGTCAGGCGGTCACGTTTGCCGACGATACGCTGACCATCAACATCCCTGCTGGCGCATACCAGAACGGAGAAAAATATTGCATTGTCGTTGCTCAGAGCTTGCCGGACACGACCACCATCAACGCACCTGTGGTTATCACCATAGGTGCGGGCACGACCGCATACCCTCTGACCGACTGCAACTGCGCTCAGGCAACTGCTGAGTGCATCCACACCCGCACCCGCTACGCTACCCGTGTGGCAACGTCTGCGACCGGCACCGCCACGTTCAAGTATCTTGGCTGCTTCTGCCGCTCCCACGCCGGTGCGCCTGCGTCCATTTCCTAAGGAGGTATAGATTATGGGCAAGACTAATTTTCGCCGCATGATGATGCTCCGTGACCACGACAAAGACCGTGAGCCGGAACGTGACCGCCTTGAGGAAGAGCGTGACCGCAGGGAGCGTGAGCTGGAACGCCGTCTGCGCAAGCTGGAAGATGGCAACGACCGCTATCCTTACTATCCGCAGGAAGAGAACCGCTACATCGACCCCTACCCTATCCCCCGCTACCCTGACGTAGAGTATGAGCGCAAGATGCCGCAGATTGGCTTCTCGCAGAACGGAGACTGGGACAAGCGGTCTGGGCAGTATGAGCATGGCGGTGCGGACAGCCGTTCCATCAAGATGCCGCGCCAGCACCTCACACACGATGAAGCAGAGGAATGGTGCGACAGCATGGTGAACGCTGACGGCACGAAAGGCTGTCACTGGACGTTGGAGCAAACGCAGGACGTTGCGAAACAGCGCAACATTACCTGCGACAAAAATGACTTCTGGGCCACCATGAACATGATGTACAGCGACTACGGCAAAGTCGCAAAAATGTACAGCGTGGACAACCCTAATTTTTACGCGGATATGGCAGCGGCGTTCCTGCAGGACAAAGATGCTGTAGACGGAAAGCTGGTCGAGTACTGGGAATACATTGTAGAGCACAGATAAAGTCTGCAGACTTTTTGCAGACTTTCGGATAGCAATTAAGTGCAAATATCGGTTAGTATTCGATAGTATCCGAACTACTGCAAATACAAAAAATCCGCATGAACACTGGATTTTCCAGCATTCATGCGGATTTTCATTTGGTGCGAGGGAGGGGACTCGAACCCCCAAGGATAAACCACACGCACCTCAAACGTGCGCGTCTGCCAGTTCCGCCACCCTCGCATACCTGTTATACAGTTCTCCGGTTTTTGAGGTAGAAAACCGTTGGTGCGGACTGCTTGGATATAGTAACATATTTCCGGCCATTCGTCAAGTGGTTTCTTTGTTTCTCATAAGTTTTTTTATGCTTCATATCTATAATAGCAGCGCAGCGCGCGCAAAAGCAGCCTTGCAGGCAATTGCACAGGTCATTTGTACGCGGAAAGTGTGCCTGCGGCGCTGCGCCCAGAGCAAAGGAGGGGTTTGTATATGAAGCAATTTGTGCAGCGCGCCGGCGGGCGCATCGGGCTATGGGGCGGGCTGCTGGCGGCTGCGCTGGCAGCGTTTGCGGCGGGGTGGCTG